TCATTATTTGTTTGTGAATCAGATGTAAACAAGCTGCTTTTATTATTGTCAGACATAGTTAATATTAAATTATATTTATCTCTATATTTTAATCCACCTTTAATAAAGGTGGAGCCAAATCAACTATTTGGGCTATCTTTATTATATGTATAATTACGCGACAAATGCATAATCAATCCACCTTTAATAAAGGTGGAGCCAAATCAACTAATTGCGATCTCTTTATTATATATACAATCACGCGACAAATGCATAATCAATCCCAAATTATAATTGGCGCGTTGCACGAAAAGGAATTTCATCCGGATTACCAAATTGTCGCGCCCGACCCTTTGTATTTATCGTGCGGCGACCGTTGGTCAAACGACTCGATGTGTGACCATATATGCTCACGCGCGGTAGCGCGCAAACGAGCGCATAAAACCCCGGCATTCCAGGCGACCAATTGGTTATCCAAATAGAATTACTTGTTTATGCTACGCGCCAATTCGAATTTGTGATTGATATGCTGATGGTCGCACAATCTTGCCACTCAACTGTCTATCGATTTTGCTCCACTTTTCATTACTTCGTGAAAAAGTGGATGTCGAGGTCCATAATATCCCCTTTAACATCTCCCTTGAACTCGAACGCTTTGAATTCTTTGCGCTCCAACTGCGCCTGTGGCGTGTGATTATGCACAAACCTGGCAATCATCTTGTACAGCTTGAAGTCCGGATACCTGTCGGTGCCATCGTTCTTGTAGAGAACATTCACGCCATTATCATCCAAACACCAGTCAATGATGATCTTCTTCACCGGATCCTTGGCACACTTCTTGACATCTCTGATGTCATCCACCATAAAATCAAAAATGGAGCACGCGAGGCGGCACAAATCAAAGCTGTAATTCGGCTCCAAACGCGGCTTCTTCTCGTTGAAGTAAGGCTCCGTGTTGTATTGGGTCGATGCGTCTCCTCCCGGGCTGAAACTGTCGCTGCAATATGTCTTGCCATTCACCTTGTAGATGCTTCTCCCGAAGTCAATGATCTTGAATATGCGACCAAAGGTCGGCACCTTGTACACCTTCCCTTTGAACTTGTAAAACAGAAATTTCTTGTCCGTTTCGATGTACATCACATTGTTCGTGTGCAAATCATTGTGCGTAAATGAAAAGGCCTTCTGATATGTCAGCAAGGTCATAATAATCTGCATGAGAGCCGACAACCACTCTTCATTTGACAAGTCGTTAGAGAAAATCAAATCGTCCAGCGTGTTGTCGCAGTTCTCCATGCAAATCACTTGAACCGGGAATTTGGGAATGGTCGCTTCAATCACTTCTTCCTCCTCCTCATCTGAATCGCACGACGATTCTTCGTCATCTTCATCGTCGTCGTCTCCACTGGCCCGATCGTTGTCTTCGTCGTTGCCGTTGTCCTCTGCAGAAGTATAAGAAGACCGCGACGAGCACGACGAACCAGACGAATCCGATCTCAAACTCTTTGAAATGCGCTCGACGAATTTCATTTCATCGAAAGCCATTTCCTCGAGAGCCTCGGTCGGGGCATCCGTATTGTTCGGATCAAAGATATCTTCGAATATAGAATCGTCAATCGGGGCAGCATCTAGCACCGCATCGCTTGCTTGATCAATACAAATTGGCTTCCTCTTATTGCCTTTGTCATTTTGGAACAGGTGTTCGTAACTGTCGATCTTGAACAACTTGTTCTTGTTCTTGTTGAAATAATCCGATTTGTGCAGAAACTCAATGTCGTCATACACATTCACCTTGAAGTCGTTCTTAACAGCAAGAAACGAACCATAATAATCAACGCCGTTCAAAAATTTGTGTTCGTGGATCAAGCTGTTTGAAAAATACAAGAACATCCCATCCACATATGCGCAGTTGTTGGGGTCCGTGAATGAAGCTATCGTCGTTGTTTCGTTTGAATTGTAATCTGGCAGATTCAGCATCTTGTCGGCCTGGGCTGCATACTTACCAATCAGATACTTGTAAGGGACCAATAAAGGCGCCAGCTTGAAAAACACCTCCTTGTCCTTGACCTTTTGGTTTTGGATATTCTTAACCTTGCACTCGAACATGTTGGGACAATCATCTACTGCCGCCTTGACACTGGACAAATACCACCGATGGTTCAGATTCACACCATTATAATTGGTCTCGTTCAGCGAAAGAATTCGTTTGTAAATGGGGATGTAATTCTGGGCGTTCGAGAGAAACAGCGATTTCGGATCTTCTAAACTTTTGAAAAGTTCCTGATTCTTCCGTTTTTGATAATCGATTTTATTCATCATAGCTATTTGGAATATTAATTCTGTTTGGTTCTAACTAATCCACTTTTGGGAAAAGTGGAGCAAAATCGCAAACGGTGTAAGTGGAGCAAAATCCACTTTTGGGAAAAGTGGAGCAAAAAGAAAATCTATTTGGCAATAACTAAATAACAATAATGTTGAGGATTTGGCTCCACCTTTTCTAAAGGTGGATTTCTAAATGTGGATTTCTAAAGGTGGATTTTGCTCCACTTTTGTCAAAAGTGGATGCGTAGCTTTATGCCCAATTTAATTTAGCATTAGATTAGAATGGCTTCGTTAGAATTAAGAAAATTTGATATGAAGAACATCAGCTTCAAACCAAATGAAGCGAAGGGACCCGTCGTCGTCCTCATCGGTCGCCGTGACACAGGTAAGAGTTTCTTGGTCCGCGATCTCCTCTATTACCAGCAATCCATCCCCATAGGCACTGTCATCTCGGGCACAGAAGAGGGCAACGGATTCTACAGCTCCATGGTGCCCAAGCTATTCATCCACAATGAGTACAACACTGCAATCATCGAGAACATCTTGAAGCGCCAAAAGACCGTGTTGAAGCAAGTCAAAAAGGAAATGGAGACATACAAGCGAAGCACCATCGATCCGCGAACATTCGTCATTCTGGATGATTGCTTATACGACAACACATGGGCGCGTGATAAGATGATGCGACTCCTGTTTATGAACGGCAGGCACTGGAAGATCATGTTAATTATCACGATGCAATACCCGCTGGGCGTACCACCCACGCTCAGGACTAACATCGACTATGTTTTCATCTTGCGCGAACCCTACATTGCGAATCGCAGGCGCATCTACGACAACTACGCGGGAATGTTCCCAACATTTGAGTCCTTTTGTCAGGTCATGGATCAATGTACGGAAAATTATGAGTGCTTGGTGATAAACAATAACGCGAAATCGAACAAGCTGCAAGAACAGGTCTTCTGGTACAAGGCCGACAGCCACAACGATTTCAAGTTGGGGTCAAAGGAGTTCTGGGAACTCTCGAAAGGCTACAACTCGGGTGACGAAGAGGACGAAAAATATGATCCGGGGTCAGTGCAGAAGCGAGGTGGCGGTCCGAAAATCAATGTGAAGAAGGCGACGAAGTGGTAATCATCCACTTTTGGAAAAAGTGGAGCAAAACGCGTAGCGACAGAAATCTATTTTTTGTAATATTATTTGATTACAAAAAAACAAACTTTAACCGATAGTGGATTTGGCTCCACCTTTTCCAAAGGTGGATTTCTAAAGGTGGATTTCTAAAGGTCAAACCCAATCGAATAAGGATACTTCATGTAACAATAATTTGTCCAGTTTGTCGGGAACGGATGATTCGACTCACACCACTCAAACAGATATTTATCCTCGGAGCTAGTTTTGATTGGAAACTCTTGCCACAAATTGTATTTGAAATGAAGTAGTAAATTCATTACAGTCATTTCATTTGTTCGACAAAGCGGATAATCGTTCATAGCCTGGATCATCTGTTTTTTGTCGCATATTTTCAAAAGTTCTGTATCATAAATCCATATGCAGTTCAAGAAATAATGCGATTCGAATATTGTATCACCGAAATCATTCCTCAATTGCTCGACATATTCCGGGTTATCAAAGCATATTTGACTTTTGAACACCTTGTCTGTGTGAAAATACGGTGCAGCATCGTTGGGAGCAAGGAACTTGTATCTGTAATCTAGTTCCAATAAGTGATCAACTGTGTCCAGAATACGCATGCCGGCATCCAGAAACACGACTCGTGACCACTGTGCAAAATACTCATCGAAAATGTGGAATTTCTCCCACTGATTCAACTTGTGAATTTCTCTCTTGTCGCTGTTTGAGAATCCGTCAGGTCCGATCTTTTCCAACAAAACCGATTTGTCAATGGGTGCAAACTTTGCTTCTATCACATTGTATTTGGCCTTGAATTCGTCTGACAGATCGAAATCGACGGTCGCTAGAACAACAGTTCCTTCCCATTTGCCACGAGTCCTCAAGTCTTTTATTGTTTGTTCAGCCTTCCCGAGATATAATCTGTCAGTTATCAGCGCAAATACTGTGCTCATTGTAATCCACTTTTAAAATCCACTTTTAAAAAAAGTGGAGCAAAACAACGCAAAATCCACTTTTATAATCAACTTTTAAAAAAGTGGAGCAAAACAATGCCGACATCCATTATTTTTTTGATTCTGAACTATTTTTATTTGTTGAATAACCAGCAAATAAAATTATATTGTTATAAGCTTCGCAAAAAGCACACCATTTGGCTCCGCTATTTGGCTCCGCTATTTGGCTCCGCTATTTGGCTCCACCTTTCTCAAAGGTGGATTTCTCAAAGGTGGATTTACTCTTGTTTGTTCTTCTCGGCGAACGGACCGCTCACCAGCTGACTCTTGCCATTGTCCGACTTTCCCACAACGACATTCTCACCCTCGAACAACTCGGCGCGAATATCCGCCGCTGAAATGGCGTCATTTCCCTTCAGTGCCTCTTCTTGCGTATTCGCATTATTGACGCCGACTAAATTGCCCTGCTCGTCGATGGACTGCGTAAGCATATTTCCCGACTTCTCGGCATTCTTGATATTCTCCTCAATCGCCTTCTGTTTCGACTCTTTGACGCGCTGCTCAAATGCCGTCTTGGCACTCGACTCGTTCTTGTTCTTCTCCGACATCAGCTGGTTCAGTTCGTCCTCCATGTACTCCACGCGCCCCGTCTTGTAAGCATCAGGGTCCCAAGGCATCCACATCCCCACCGGCCCCACATACACATCGTGGTTCGGGTCCACTTCTCTTAACAGCTTGCACCTCAGCTCCGCCTCCTCCTGGCTGGGATACGAACCTCGAATCTTGAGACCGCGGGTGCAAGTCTGGAAATTGCAAGTCGCGGCAAACGACTTCTCGAGCTCCTCCTCGTTGTTGTCAACAAATGTCTTGTATTCGTCCGACATGTTGGTGACCACCAAATTATCCTTCTCATCCTTCACAAACTCCTTGAAGTCGTTGGACACATCATCAAACGACACACCGTATTTGAAAGAAACGAAATTCAGAAACTGAACAAACTTTTCCATCGACTTGTTGAATTCCCACTTCTTTAGGAACTCCTCAAACATGAAAATCTCCTTCTGCTTCAGAATCTTCTCCGGCGACACAAACGAAACACATGCGAATTTCTGGCCGGCGAGAGGCTTGTCCTCCTCCAGCAGATCAACATACTTGGGGTTGGCCTTTCCATTGACCGATTTTCTCTCGTAGGGCTTAGAGTAACTCATTTCATCTATTTAGCGATTACATTTTAAGTAATTTATCGCAGATATTATATTTCCATTGCACATTTTTTTTTCTGTTTATTTAATATAATGAGCAGTTTAGTTAATGTCAATGAACTCGTGAAGAGGATCATCAAATACCTTGTCGAGGGTCTCATGGTCGCCATCGCCGCGTATGCGATTCCTAAAGCCAGAAATGCCCTGAATATTGAGGAGATCATCTTCATTGCCGCCACCGCCGCCGCCACCTTCAGTATCCTCGATACTTACATTCCCAGTATGGGTGTTTCTGCTAGGTCGGGAGCCGGATTCGGTATTGGAGCAAATCTTGTAAAATTTCCTGGAGGTTTCTAACGATAATATGGTGCGAACCCTTTAAGTCTTTATAACAATTAATTATAACAACTTAAAAACATCCACTTTTAGAAAAAGTGGAGCAAAATGTAATACATTTTTCGTGTTGAATAATCTAAATTTTTATTATTTATTAGTTGAATAAATAATAACTGTGTTTTCACTTCGCTTTAACGCTTTTCTATATTGCAATGAAAGGTGGATTAGGAGAGGTGCGGAGAACCTAGGTTCTCTGCCTAGATAGTAGGAATGAACTCCCAGTCCAGTTCCGCACAAATATTCTTCCAAATTGTGTCCTGTTCGATCCGCTTCTCTCTATCCTTCAACATGGGGAAGTGTTCCAGATACTGTTCTTCGCCCAGCAACTCGCACAACTTGTAAGCGGTGTAATAGTAGTTCAGGAAATTCACGCGATCGTCCGGACAGAATTTCGAATATGGCGACTGCAGCTCAACGAACAAATTGCACAGCGTTTCCTCGAGTTCCTGCGACATGATTGGTGGTTTGATGCCCAGTTTATCTTTGATAAAAGGGATATGCTCGTAATACTTGTTGTAGCCGAGCTTCTTCAGAATCTCCTTGGTTTTGTGATTGGTTATCTGCATCAATTCGATTCTCTCTTTCTTGATTTGAAGCTTGATATTTTCAATAACATCTGGGGGAATCTGTGTGGTTTCCTTGCCCTGAAACTGGGCGAGTATTTCCTTGAAATGATTGATGCGCTTGTAAGCATAAAAGCAAACCTCCTTTGGCGGCTCCTTGTAAGACGGTTTTTCGTTCTCGATCAAGTAAGGAATTTGCCGAGAGCAGAGATTGCAAATCAAAATGCCTTCGTCTTCTAATGGAATGAGCTCACCCTTGTTGCAATACTTACAAATGTCAGACTGAGATACAAACGCATTTACATCCAAGAATGAATCGTCGATATTACTCAGGTATTGCTGAACTATATTGTGGGTTTTTTGTTGGCACGATTCTTCCATATTTTCATCCTCTTTGATCTTAAAGAATGAATTCAGTTTCTGATTCTTGGTCATTGTTGCTCCTTCGGAAATGTTCTTCTTGTTCTCGAAATAGTCAAAAATGAATTTTGAGTTGTCTAGTAAATAATCCTTTTTTCGTAACTTGTACTCTCGAATAGTTTCTTTTATCTCGTTTATTCGGTCGTTGATGTCGAGCCGTTGTTCTACATTGATGTCAGGGTTTTCAATACTCGACTGTAACACTTTGCGCTCCGATTGGAGTTGTGGGATGCGATCATAATCGTCTTTGGAAAAATCATTCATAAACTCTTTATGCTTGCCATCTAATGTTATTGCGTTCTTCTTGTTATATTTGATCTTCTTTGCAGTTTTGGGTTTGAATGAAGGCATTTTATTACATACTCGTTGCTTTTTATTTAATTTATAATAAAAATATAATATATTATGCCAACCAAAAAGAAATCATTACAGAAAAATAACTATACGCGAAAACAAAAAGAGCGGTTGGCCAATCAAGTGTATAATCTAACAGACGCTGATGTATTGGCGGATTTTACAAAATTAGTGGAAATTGGCTGCAAACAACATGCCGCGCTCAGCACTGTAGGCAACGATGTTGTGAATAAATACACCGCCGTAGAGCGGTTGAATACCGCCGGTTATCAAAACATCAGTTTCTATGATGTTTGGTTCAATAAAAACCGATTGAAGAGAGAAAAATATGTAAAGAAACTGCTTGATTTCTACAAGAAGACGCGGAAGGGGTATCCCGAGATCAAAGTGATGTTTCGTTTATCCAACTTGTATTTCTCGTCAGTGTCTATTTTTAAGCCCCTGATTGCGATGGATGTATATTGCCGGTTTCAACCCAAGTGTGTGCTGGATTTCACAATGGGGTGGGGCGGTCGTCTGGTGGGCGCATGTGCTTTGAATGTGCCGAAGTATATTGGGATAGATTCCAATAAGAACTTGAAAACACCTTACAACAAAATGTGTAAATTCTTGAAGAAACACTCGACCACGGATATCGAATTGTACTTTCGTGATGCATTGTCGGTTGATTACTCCAAGTTGGATTACGATTTAGTGTTAACGAGCCCACCATATTACAATATTGAACTCTACGATGGTGCGAATAAACAGAAGACGAAGGAGGAATGGGACGAACAATTCTACAAACCAATATTTGAGAAAACATACAAACATTTGAGTTCAGGAGGTCACTACTGCTTGAATGTGCCCGAGGAAGTGTTTGATACAATTGCAGTAAAGGTACTTGGAAAACCCCGGGCAAAGATCCCGTTGGCCAAAGCCCAACGAAGCGCTGGAGAGAAATATCACGAGTATATTTATGTGTGGGTCAAAAGTTGATCAAAAGAAGGTTGTCCACAGAAGGTGCTTTCGCTGTTGTTTCGCTTTAACGCCTTCTCCAGCGAAACTAGTGAAATGTGGAGTGTAACAAGTTAAAAAATAGGATTAGTTTTCTTACTTTTTAATAGATGGATCTGAAAATAGATATAAGGAGTTATTTAGAAAAACCAGATTTGAAAATAGATGCAATCAAATTTCAGAAAATGTTGCTATTATACAATGCAATTGAAGAGGGTTGGTCTTTGAAGAAGCGCAACGACTCTTATGTATTCACGAAAAACCATGAAGGCAAGAAGGAGGTTTTTCACGAAGATTATCTGTTGAAGTTTATGAAGACTAATTTAGATTTATCATCCACCTTATCCACCATTGAATCCACCTTTGAAAAAGGTGGAGCCAAATAGCATACGAAACGGCAATTTTATCTTTGGTTCCACCTTTTCCCAAAAGGTGGATAAGGTTGATTCTCAAAGGTGGATTTTTGACTCCACCTTTTCCCAAAAGGTGGACCAAAAGGTGGAATCTATCAAATCGTTTGCTACATCTGTTTGTAGGACACGAATTACTGAATACCCATTGTCGTTTGCACATTTGGTCTTGAATAAATCTTGCTGTTGTTGCAGTTCTGGAGACCGCCAGTTTGCCACTTGTGTAAAATGCTGCGGTCCATCCAATTCTATTATTATTTTATGTTCCTCGATCGCAAAATCAAATGGGAGAAATCGTTTTTGTTTGCACCATTCGGCTTTGAATTGCCGTTTGACTGTTGGATATCTAGATTGCAGTATGGTAAATAATTTATACTCTGTCTTGTTGATGCAGTGAGGACAACCTACACCTAGCAAATGACTGAATTGTTTTTGTGTGAAAATTCCATGTTCTTTGCATATTATATCAACATATGTCCGATTGTTTATATATTCAACTTGTGAGTAATCGTATTTATCTCCGTGAATTTTGCATGCTTTGTCGACAAACTCGGGTTTGGTCAATGTGACATTGTTGGCACATTTGGGACACCCGCATTTCCGATTTAGGTGAAAATCAGGTATTTGTTGGAATGTTCCGTGTTTATTACATATAATTGTAATTTTCGTATCTGCATTCACATAATTTACATTAGAGTAATCGTATTTGTCTTCGTGCGCGATAATAGCTCGTTTTACATACTCTTCAGTAGTCATTTTTCCGTTATTTGCACATTTTTGACAATTGTAACCACATAAATGATTGTTCGGAGTTTGCTCGAAATCTCCGTGCTCTTTGCATCCAATTGTAATCTTTGTTTTAGCATTTATATATACGACTTTTGAATAATCGTATTTGTTTCCATGAACTGCTGTAGCTTTTTCTACAAATTTTTCATTTTTTGTAAGTTCCATCGATTTAATTGACATATAAACGACAAACTTTATATCAATTTTATTTCAATTAAATGTTTTTGTAAAAATTTTTTTTCTTTAGCCATTATATAATACAATGGGAGGTGGTCTTATGCAGCTCGTCGCCTATGGCGCCCAAGATGTTTACCTTACTGGTAACCCGCAAATTACTTTTTGGAAGGTGACGTACCGCAGGTACACGAACTTCGCGATTGAGTCTATCGAACAGACTTTTAACGGACAGGCCGATTTCGGTCGTCGTGTCCAGTGTGTGATCAGCAGGAACGGAGATCTTGCTTACCGCACCTATCTCCAGGTGACTCTCCCGGAGATCAACCAGAACATGGGAGGCACCAACAACGACGTCTATGCCCGCTGGCTGGATTTCCCCGGAGAGCAGCTGATCGCTCAGGTTGAGGTTGAGATCGGAGGCCAGCGCATCGATCGCCAGTACGGCGACTGGATGCACATCTGGAACCAGCTCACGATGACCCAGGAGCAGCAGCGCGGGTACTTCAAGATGATCGGTAACACGACCCAGCTTACCTTCATCACCGACCCGTCTTTCTCCGACATTGATGGCCCTTGCGACTCCAGCGCGCCCCGCCAGGTTTGCGCTCCCAGGAACGCCCTCCCGGAGACGACTCTTTATGTCCCCCTCCAGTTCTGGTTCTGCACCAACCCCGGTCTGGCTCTTCCCCTGATCGCTCTTCAGTACCACGAGGTCAAGATCAACCTTGACATCAGGCCCATTGACGAGTGCTTGTGGGCGGTTACCTCGCTGAACTGCACTGTTCTCGGATCCGGAAAGTCGGCTGCCGCCACGGTTGCCTACAACCAGTCCCTCGTTGCCGCGTCTCTCTATGTCGATTACATCTTCCTCGATACGGATGAGCGCCGCCGCATGGCCCAGAACCCCCACGAGTACCTCATCACCCAGCTCCAATTCACGGGTGACGAGTCCGTCGGTTCCTCTTCGAACAAGATCAAGCTCAACTTCAACCACCCCGTGAAGGAGCTTATCTGGATCGTCCAGCCCGATCAGAATGTTGATTATTGCTCGTCCCTCACTTGCGATGCGACGCTCTTCAAGGTTCTCGGCGCCCAGCCCTTCAACTACACGGATGCCCTTGACGCTCTCCCGAACGCGATCCACGCTTTCGGTGGACCCCGCGGCATCATCGGTGTTGCCGGCGAGACCAACGCCTACATTGACCAGAACGGCCTCTTCCACGATGCCGGAGCGTTCGATGTTGCCAATGCCGCCGGTTTCACCGGATACTGGAACGGAACTGGCAACAACGAGTACTCTCAGCCCAACCTTGGCGAGAATAACGATTTGGGTGTTGGCGCCAACTCCGGTGTTTCCGATGCCGGCACCTTCGTCCTCTCCGAGGCCTCTGTCGACCTCCACTGCTGGGGCTCCAACCCCGTCGTCACGGCCAAGCTCCAGCTCAACGGCCAGGACCGCTTCTCCGAGCGCGAGGGATCCTACTTCTCGTGGGTTCAGCCCTACCAGGCGCACACCAGGTGCCCGGATGAGGGTATCAATGTGTACTCTTTCGCGCTTCGCCCGGAGGAACACCAACCGAGCGGGACGTGCAACTTCTCGCGCATTGACAATGCCACCCTCCAGCTTGTTCTCTCCAACGCCACCGTTGAGGGAACCAAGACGGCCAAGGTTCGTGTCTATGCCGTGAATTACAATGTTCTCCGCATCATGTCGGGCATGGGCGGATTAGCGTACTCAAATTGAGCGGATTGGGTTATATTGTCGTATTTAATTATATATTATGTTTTGAAAACAACTTAAATAACTCCATATTATATAATTATAATATGGAAAACTGCAAATCGCAAAATAAAAGGCCAATGTACTCGACAAATCTCGAGTTAATGTGTGGTGTTATTGAATACAACAATAAGATGTATTTACTTGATTTCGATGATAAAGACCGAGTTATAAACTCTAACAAATCTTTTGTATTTCAAGATGAAACAGACATATACCCTTCTTATTGTTACAATTATAAACGATTTACATACATAGACTTTATCTTTAATTTTAATACGCAAACTACAACATATGTGTTCAAAAATAACAATGTATATGATTTACGAAGAAGCAATGTCAGTTTATATCATGTTTATCATAAAATTATTATTCAAAAGTACGACGTTGTTGAATATATACATGGTCACAGTTTAACAATGGGACAAGACGCAAACAAGATGAAAAATCCTTTATGGAAAATTAAAGAAAACGAACACGATATTGTTCTAATGTATTGTGAAAAGGATACAATTTGTAAATTATGTCCTGAAAGTTATAACAAGATCGTTGAATTTGAAAAAAACAACAATTTTGGTAAAAAAATAACATGGTTTAAACTCCACAACGGATATATTATGGGTAGTAATGATTTATATATCCATCAAGTAATTACTGGTTGTTACGGAAATGGAAAAGGAACTAAAAACATCAGCGTCGATCATATTGACCAAGACCCGTTGAATAATACATTCGAAAACTTGAGGGTAGCAACAAGAAAAGAACAAGAACAAAACTCAAAAGGTATTAAAACTGGTACAAAGAGAGAAAGAAAAACAAACGCAAAAGCCTTACCAGATGGTATTAACCAAGAAATGTTGCGAAAATATGTAGTATACTACCAAGAATGGTTAGATAAAGAACATACCAAACAGCGAGAGTATTTTAAAATAGAAAAACACCCAAAGCTTGACAAACACTGGATGACGTCGAAATCAAATAAGGTATCTATCAATGAAAAGTTACAGATTGTCAATAAAGTTGTAGATGATTTAGAAAATAACATATACCCAACAAATCAAGAGCCTACATTACCAAAGTATGTATCATTAATTGTTTTTAGAGAAAAACCTCACTTGGTTTATGAAAAAAGAGTAGATGACAAACGATTAAATCTAAAAATGGTTTTACCTGATGATTATGATTTGGATGAACAACTGAATATATTAAACGATAAACTTAAAACAAAATATGAAGATATTTGTTTGTTTGATTTTAACAATCATTAAGATGATTTTGTAACACTATACCAAAATATAGTGTTACACCATTTTTCATTTGAAACGCAGAATACATGAGGTGATTTGAGTGACAAATTGTGATACATTGTCGCATAAGAAATGAAAAGGTATCACAACGGTGCATGTGTGTGTGTTAAAAACAGTTTTCTCAACAATATCCTCCATTAAAGTATTGTATATTATCAACATTTCTATAATGAAAAAGATATTTCGCAAACATCAGTTCTTCTGGATTTATATCTAACTTTTCATTAAAACTATGAACAATAGTTATTAGGGCTTTGTTATTCAAAATATCTTTTAGCCTTTCGTATATATCAAACCATTCTATAAAGATTTTTTTAGGCATTATGATACAGTGATCATGTATAATTTTTCTAGGGCAATGAAGATTTGAATGATATGTTTTAGATGTATCTAAATAAAGTAAATTTAACTTAGGCATAACACTTATATCAAATCGGGTAGTTATTACAAAATCATAATGAACCGAGTTATTCATTTTATTCAAATATGAAACTAACAGATTTCTCGCCTTATTTCTAGAGTACAACTGAAACAATGTATTATTAATATTAAGAAGCTTTTTTCCTCCTGTATTATTGAATGCTATTGTATTCTTATATAATGACTCGTCAAAATTTATTTCGTTCTGGTTTTCAATTTCACACGAAACTGGATTATACATTTCTTGTAAATCTGTAATTATTTTTTCATTATAAACCAGTGTGTTTTTATCAATATTTCTCCATGGAGAATGTTTATATTCTTCATTTTCATTTAATTTCCAAACATGGAAAAAAAAATCAAAATCACAACCCTGTTGGGTTTTTATAAATGACATTATACTATTGTAACCTTTGACATAATCTCTTGGTTGTCCATACAATACAACTGCTACTCTCATGTTATACATTTCCGTTATATTTTCATTCTGGTTCCAAAAACGCATTTTTAATGGATCAAAATGTATAATATAAAAAATGTAAAATATCAGTTTATTATAAATGCATCAAATCATATACAATCATTTGGTGTATTATCTTGGAGTTAATATGGCACATGAAATTAACTCATTCATAGGACCAAATGTAGCGCAGATTCAACCAAATTACACCGTAGAAGAATACGAATACCAAATGGATCGATTGATGAGCAAAAAGAAGGCGCGGAAATATACGATGTAAAATATAAGGATTTAAACGATGACACTGAAATAACACAATGTCATTTACACCTTTTCTCTTTGAAAACGCCCATTCTGGGGCGTTTTCATCAGCCAAAAGTAACGGTTCCATGCGCATCTTCGATGCGCAAAGGTGTAAGGTGCTTGTATTTGGCGGAAATGGATGGATCGGTAACAAAGTAGTCAATCTATTAGCAAACCAAGAAATTCCCGTTTTCAATGCGGAATGCCGAGCAGACGATGAGCAGGCTGTTCTTACAGAAATTGAGAAGATCCACGGACTCACGCATGTGATGAGTTTCATCGGGCGAACTCACGGCACATACGAAGGCGTCAAGATAGGAACCATCGACTACTTGGAGAAGCCCGGAAAACTGGTTGAAAATATGCGCGACAATTTGTTCGCTCCGCTCATATTGGCGAGAATATGCAAACAGAAAAACATCCACTTCACATACTTGGGAACTGGATGCATTTTCGATTATGACGATGAACAGCACTTGTTTGGCGACCAAAGCACTGGCTTCGTGGAAGCGGACAAACCCAACTTCTTCGGGTCTTCATACTCGATCGTCAAGGGATACACGGATCAGCTGATAAACGATGGTTCAACTCTCAATGTCCGGATTCGAATGCCGATCACGGATGAATTTAACGAACGCAATTTTGTAACCAAGATCACTAACTATGCCAAGGTATGCTCTATCCCGAATTCGATGACCGTTCTGAATGAACTGTTGCCCGCCATGATCCAGCTGGCGCTGCAAAATACGAAGGGAACCGTCAATCTGACGAACCCCGGAGTCATAACGCACAATGAGATCCTGGACATGTACAAGGAGATTGTCGATCCGTCATTCACTTGGAGTAATTTCACGATTGAGGAGCAGAACCTAATTCTCGCTTCCAAGCGCTCGAACAACTGTCTCGATACAAGCGTTCTCGAACGCCTGACGAACGGAGGAGTCAAGAATATCAAGGACTCTGTGCGCGATGTCTTGACGAAGATGGCATCTAACCGATAATATTTATCACGAAATATCGAATTAAACGAATTGAATTAATATGTGTATAATGAAAAACTTATTAATTACGGGAGGATGTGGGTTCATCGGCTCAAATTTTATAAACAACTTTTTCGAGTCATCGACATGCAATATAGTGAATATCGATGCCATGTACTACTGTGCCAACGAGACCAATGTCGGCGAACACATACGCGGCTCACCCAGATACAAATTGATCAAGGGGAATCTGTGTTCATTCGATCTGGTGCGACATGTTTTGGAATGCT